TCTAAAGTCATGCTTGTCACAGACGGCTTAGGTACAGGCGCAGCGGTGATTAACGCTAATCCAACAGAAGTAGGCGGATCGGTTACTAGCGTAAGCGGTACAGGCACAGTTAACGGGATTAGTCTTTCAGGTACGGTCACCTCATCAGGCAGTCTCACATTAGGTGGCGCTTTATCTGGCGTTAACTTAGCTTCTCAAGTTACTGGAACACTACCTGTAGCCAACGGCGGTACGGGATCAACAGCAACAACTTTTGTTAATTTAACTTCCAACGTCACCGGAACACTACCTGTTGCCAACGGCGGCACAGGCATTACATCGTTTGGCTCAGGTGTAGCCACCTTCCTCGGCACGCCATCAAGTGCAAACCTTGCTACTGCGGTAACAGACGAAACAGGTTCTGGGGCGTTAGTTTTTGCGACAAGCCCTACTTTTGTAACGCCTGTACTTGGCACACCCGCATCAGGCACATTAAGTAGCTGTACAGTTGATGGCACTGACGAAGTTGGCTTTAGGAATGTGCCACAAAACTCTCAATCTGCGGCGTACACACTTGTTTTAGCAGACGCTGGCAAGCACATATTTCATCCAGTAGCAGACAATACCGCTCGGACGTTTACTATCCCAGCAAACGCTAGTGTGGCTTACCCAGTTGGCACAGCAATTACGTTTATCAATATGGCGGTAGCGAATGTCACGATTGCAATCACAAGTGACACACTAACACTGTCCGATGCAGGCACAGCAGGCTCACGAACCTTGGCTACAAATGGTTCAGCAACGTGCATTAAGATCACATCTACGCAGTGGATTATTAGCGGAAGCGGGTTGACATAATATGAGTGGAGTACAGCAGGTAGTATTTCAAAACCAAAGGTCTTTTGGTGCTCCGCCGGGACAGCAAGCATATACATCTCCGGGAACTTATACATGGGTTGCCCCTGCTGGGGTGACTGTTGTTTCTGTTGTAGCGGTTGGCGCGGGAGCGGGCGGCAGCTCAGCCGACGCGGGATCAGGCGGTGGTTTGGGGTATAAAAACAATATCTCGGTGGCCGCAGGCAGTTCCTACACTGTAGTTGTTGGTACAGGGGGTGTTGGAAAACAGGCTGTCCCGATTAACTCAGGGACGGCTAGTTATTTTATATCTTGCACAGGGTACGCAACAGGAAACCCCGGAAGATGGACAGGCTCCGCGAATGCTGGTGGAACCTATGTTGGCGATGGCGGTGGAAACGGCGGTTTATCCGGAATAAGTGGAAGCTCCGGCGCGGGTGGTGCTGGGGGATACTCCGGAACGGGCGGTGGTGGGGGAAGCTATTCTGGTGGATGCCGGGCTGGAGCTAGCGGAGCAGGCGGTGGCGGCGGCGGTGGCACGGCAGGCTCTTGCTCTTACTTTAGTGCCGCTAGAGCCGGAGCATCTGGAGGTGGCGGTGGCGTAGGCATTTTAGGGGAAGGTTCTTCTGGAGCAGGGGGTGCTAACGTACCCCAATATTGCAACGGTTACCAAGGGGGAGGAGGTTCTGGCGGAGGCGGCGGAGGCGGTGCAATAAATCCCGGAGGAGCTTACGGGGGAGGAGGAGGTTCTGGAGGACTTTATTACCTCCCTCCGTGTTACCCAGCTACTTATCCGCCGCAAGGCTCTGGCTCTGGCGGTGCTGTACGCATAATTTGGCCGGGGTGTTCGCGCAGCTTTCCTACAACATGCACGGGAGACTTATAGTGGAGCTGTATATTGAAGTTAAAAACGGAGTTCCTACAAACCACCCCGCTTTAAAAGAAAATTTAATTGCGGCTTTTAAAGCACTACCTGAAGGTTGGGAGCCTTTTGTAAGGGTTGAGCGTCCCGTCTTAGCGTTTGACGAAATGCTAGAAAGTGCATCACCTGCGTACCAACAAGTAGACGGCGTTTGGACTGATGTCTGGGCAGTGCAAACCTTGACGATCAACGAAATTGAAGCTAAGAAAGAAGCGGTTAAACAAGCAGTTTTAGACTCATGGATGTTAAGGCCAGACGCATTTAACTTTACCACTTGGGTGTACGATGAGGAAACTCGGCGTATGGTTGCTCCGATTTCTTTTCCGGCAGAAGAAGGTAAGACATTCCTATGGTCTGGCGCAAATAACAACTGGAAAGAAGCCCCTGCACAGCCTGAAGCCGGTGGCCCCTACAGGTTTGATTTTGTACAGTGGACATGGCTATCCCTAAATGACTGATACCTATTTTTACTTTGCATCGCCGGTCTACGCCTCAGAGCAGCCTGAGTTTCTCGATGTTGTATCTGAGGTGTCTAAGGATATGCTAGCAAAGCTGACGCATGACCCACACGAAATATATCCGATGTTTAATACGGACGATTTTGCGACTGACCCGCGCATGAATGAGTTTTGTGCATTTGTGGCACAGACCGGCTGGAATGTCCTGAAAGAGCAAGGCTACGCGATGGAAAACTTTAGCATGTCGGTGGACTCAGCGTGGTCACAAAAGCACTTCAAGCATTCGCTCATGGAGCAGCACGTTCATGGAGGCTCGCAGCTTGTTGGTTTTTACTTTTTGGAAACTCCGGAGAACTGTTCGCGCCCGCTTTTTCATGACCCGCGTCCCGGAAAGCTACAAGGCTTTCTGCCTGAGTCCGACATAAACCAAGCTACACTTGCCAGCAACACTATTAACTTTGAGCCGAAGCCCGGCATGCTGATTCTGAGCAATGCGTGGCTTCCCCATTCTTTTGGCCGACATGGCTCTGATGAGCCATTAGAGTTTGTTCACTTTAACTTAAACGCTGTTTACACACCCCAATGCAATGCTCCTCCTGCGGAGGTTGTGTGAAGTATTCCATACGGTTCAACAAGGCGCGAGGACAGCCGGGGCGCGGTACAATGGAACATGTTTGGCGAGTGTTTGAAGGGGACAAAGAATATCTGGTAAAACACTTTAGGTTGGATGTGCCTAGCTACAGTGAACAAGCGGGGCCGGACTGGAATGTGACTTGCGAAGGCAAGCTCCAGTTAGACAAAGAAACATCGACGGCAGTGATAATAAAGCAGTAGGAGCACCCATGAGATGACAAAAGAAGAGATGGCAAAGTTGATCGAGCAGTCCGCTGAACTGGGGGCTAGGAAAGCCTTGCGCGACATTGGCCTGAGCGATGACGATGCTTTGTCTGATGTCTCTGAGCTTCGGGGCTTGCTTGAGTCTTGGCGGGCTGCAAAGCGTACCGTGGCTAAAACTGTCTTACAGGCAATAACTACTTTGGTCTTGGGCGGGTTGCTGGCTGGGTCTTACTTTAATTTCTTCAACAAGCAATGATCTATGATTGGCGAAATCGCATTACTGATCAAGGGACTCGATACCGCTTTTAATTTAGTGCAAGCGTCCTTGAAGAAAAAAAAGCAAGTTGAGCAGATGGGCGCTGAAATATCAGGGTTTTTTGCTAGTAAGGAAGCTGTAGAGAACAAGATTGCCGAGTCCAAAAAGAACGATAAAGGCACGTATTCAGGCAGTGCTCTAGAAGAAGCAATTCAGATTCAGAACCAAGAAGACCGCATTGCTGACATGATGAAGGAAATAGGCCGAGAGTACTCACGCCAAGGGAAGTCCCCGCAGTGGCAAAAGGTCCAGAAGAACGCAATTAAGATTCAGAAAGACCGCGACTTCCGGTACAACATGCACATGAGAAAGAAACGAGTACAGGTACAAAAAGATAGCGAGTTCTACCTTGTCGTAAAACTCGTCGTTGGCCTCGTGGTACTAATGCTCGGTTTAACCAGTTTAGTTTTTCTACTCGCACTTAACTAAGGAGTTAAAAATGGAAATGATAAAAACAGGTCTAGCTAAGATAGGTGGCCCCGTATGGCGGCTAATACAGACTAGCAAACATCATCATATTGGCGCTGTTGTAGTACTCCTAGTAATCGGCGTTGTCGCGTGGGTCGTTATTTAAGATGCTGTCTACTCTTGCTGCTTTAGCTGGTCCCCTCACAGGTCTGTTGGACCAATTTATCGAGGACAAGGACAAGAAAAATGCGCTCGTGCATGAAATCGCAACGATGGCAGACCGACATTCTCAAGAGCAAGTTCTGGCACAACTTGCCATTAACAAAACCGAGGCTGCTCATAAATCTTTGTTTGTTTCGGGATGGCGCCCGGCCATAGGATGGTGCTGTGGATTTAGTTTGTTCTACTCAACTATCTTAGCGCCATTCTTGGGCATTTGGGTAGAAGTCCCAGAAATTGACAGCACTCTATTAACAAGCACCATGCTTGGCATGTTGGGTTTAGTTGGCGCCAGAAGCTATGAGAAAGTGAAAAAAGTTAGCAGAGAGAAGTAAATGCAGAACTTAATCGAAATGCTTAAAAGGCATGAAGGCGAGGTCGTTACTAATGGCCGTCACCTAATCTATAAGTGCTCTGCGGGTCACTGGACAATAGGTATTGGTAGGAATGTTGATGTTAACGGGGGTCTAGGACTTTCAGATGAAGAGGTAGACTTCCTGTTGGAGAAGGACATAGAGCGTGTAATTAAGGAGTTAAGTACAGAATACGATTGGTTCAACGATCTGGATGACGTGCGAAAAGATGCTATGATTGACATCAGCTTTAACCTCGGTGCTACGAAGCTACGCAAATTCGTACTAGCACTAGATGCGATGGAACGGGCAGATTACAAAACTGCCTCAGAAGAATTTTTAGATTCCGATTGGAGCCGTACCGTAAAGGGCCGCTCTGTTGAACTCGCATCTATGATCGCCACAGGCGAGTACCCAGAATAAGGTTGAGCTATGCCACTACAGAAACTAAAGTTTAACCCCGGAGTTGACCGCGAGAACACGCGCTACGCTGCCGAAGGTGGCTGGTACGAGACTGATAAAGTGCGTTTTAGACGGGGTATGCCCCAGAAGATAGGCGGTTGGGTACGTCTGTCTGCTGCTACGTTCTTAGGCGTATGCCGGTCTATGCTTAACTGGGTCACTCTGCAACAGCAGAATCTTGTTTCTGTAGGCACTAACCTCAAGTACTACATAGAGCGTGGCGGAGCTTATTTTGACATTACTCCTATTAGAGCCACAGCAACGCTAACTAATCCGTTTACTACAACTCTCAACTCCACAACTGTCCTTGTAACTGACATTGCACACGGTGCGCTTCAGAATGACTTTGTTACGTTTAGTGGTGCTTCAGCAGTGGGTGGACTGACCCTTAACGGTGAATTTCAGATTAGCTTCGTAACCGCCGACTCCTACAACATAACCGCTGCAAGCCAAGCGTCTTCAGGTGCCACGGGTGGCGGCACAGTTACGGCGGCATATCAGGTAAACACAGGTAACGAGATTGCAGTACCGTTTACAGGGTGGGGCGCGGGTGCTTGGAGTTCGGGCACTTGGGGTAATGGTACGGTTACGCTTGCTCCTATACGGCTTTGGAGCCAAGCTAACTTCGGTGAAGATTTGTTCTTCGGTTACCGAGGAGGTTCGTTGTTTTATTGGGACGCAAGCACCGGGGTGAATACTCGTGCGGTGTACGTCACTTCTTTAGGCGGCGCGTCCGATGTGCCTACTATAGTTAATAAGACCTTTGTATCTGACATTTTCCGGTTTGCCTTTTGTTTCGGTTCAAACGCATTAGGAAGTGCGGCACTCGACCCTATGTTGATTCGCTGGTCTAACCAAGAAGATGTGGCTAACTGGACCCCGTTGGCTACTAACCAAGCCGGTAGCTTACGCCTCTCGCGTGGTAGTGAGATCATTACTGTACTGCAAGCTCGACAAGAAATACTGATATGGAGTGACACGGCTCTGTACGGTATGCAATACCTAGGCGCTCCAGAGGTATGGGGAGCACAGCTTCTTGGTGACAACATCACTATAGCTAGCACTAACGCTGCGGTTTACTCAGGCAACATAGCGTACTGGATGGGTACAGATAAGTTCTACTCCTACGACGGTACGGTTAAGACACTACCTTGTTCCGTTCGCAGCTATGTATTTAATGACTTTAATACTTCTCAATATGCCCAAGTAGTAGCTGGCACTAACGAGCGGTTCGATGAGATATGGTGGTTTTACTGTTCTGCTGGGGTAACGCAGAACGACCGCTACGTGGTGTACAACTATTTACAGGACATTTGGTACTACGGCACGTTATCGCGCAGTGCTTGGATAGACTCTGATCTTCGAGAAAATCCTATGGCG